CAAGTTTATCTACTCTACTATCAATATGGCGATAGAGATTTTCTAATTCTCGTTGAGTATTATTATTTAATTGATCTGTGTAAGTTATACAATTACGTTCTCTTGTATCAAGATCACGAACAATTGTTTCATCAATACTTTGAAGAATATTGATTTGTGTTTGGAGATTTTTAATTTCCATATAATTCATAAACATAACCACAACCATTACCAGAGTAATGACCGCAGCTACACCTAAAATAAATGATGTTGTTTCCATAGTTTGTTTAGTATTTAGATGTCAAAGAACCTATCCCTTATAGATTGATTTATAATATAAAAAAAGAGCTTGGCAAAGCCAAGCTCAAATTTAATTTTTGTAAAAAACTTCTTAGAAGTTCAATACACAGTAATCCATACCAAGTGTTAGTGATAGGTTGATAGCTGTGTTTTCAGTATCCCAGTTGTATTCACCAAAGTTACCACCCTTAATAAATGCTCCCTTGATTACCCATTCAGAAACGATATCACCTACAGGACCTAAAACATCGATAGTTAAATCTTTCTTGTAAAAGTCTGAATAACCATCTCTACCAGTTACTGATTCGTGGTGTAAACGTACCCACTCCATTACAGCTTGTGCTCCAGAAGGTGTAATTGGATCAAATAACGTCATTGTTAAATCTGACCAAGTGGTTTTACCCTTAACCTTTCTGTACACGTTAATGTGGTTAAGTACTACTTCACCTTGTTCGAAAGTAACAGCTGAAATTGCTTTGATTGTGTAAGATGGAATACCATCTACGTACATGATAAAGCGGTTCGCCTGTTTTGGTTCAAACGCTGTGAAAAATATTTCGTTTGGGTCTAATACTGCCATTTTGCTATATTATTTATTTTATTATAAATATTACTAATTACAACTTTTACGCTGGGAAAGTAGCTCCAGTTGGTAAAATGTTGAAGTCGAGGTAAATGAATTCAGCAGTCTTAGTTGGTTGTAGATAGATTTGACCAATCATTTGGTTTCTATCAATTACGTCTGGAGTGTTGTTGGAATCATCCATGATTACTCTAAACGCGTATAAACCTTGACGTTGTTGAACTGATTCGAGGTATGGGTTAACTTGGCTTAAGAATTGGTTTCTTGTAGCGATTGTGTTTTGTTCAAACACTAAATTATTAGCTACTTGAGAAATGTAAGACTTAAGGGCAATTAACAATCTTCTAACATTTACACGATCGAGTGCAGATGCTTTTTTCTGTAGGGTTTTCTGTCCGTATACTACAACTCCAGTTCCTGGGAAAGTAGCAATTGGGTTTACATTACCTGTGTAAAGATCGTTACGGTTAGCTTGGCTGAGTTTTCTTTCGGCTCTTACTACAGTGTCTAATCCACCGCGATTGATTCCGGCAGGTGCAAACCATGGTTCAGATACACTGTCATTAAACGCGTATACAGCAGGAATCATGGTTGAAGCTGGTACCCATACTAATTGACCAGTACCTGGGTCAATTGTTTGTAACCAAGGCCAGTAAGTAGCAGCATATGAGCTATTGATTGTAAGTGCTGAGGTTGTGGCTTGAGAAATTGAGGCTCCAAATTCTCTAGTATCTACTACTGCAAGAGCATCACCTCTAGATTGGATATTGTTTACTAAAGTAGTTACTTGAGAAGCATTATCAGCAATAGTTAAACCAGGAACTGAGATTGCGTTAAATTTGTAATCATCTTGGTTAGCCATTAAAGCTATCATATAGTTGTAGTTAGCTCCTACTAAACCTTGAGTATCAGTGCTACTAATATTATTGTAATACTTACCAGTACCTGTTAAAATACTTCCTAAAGCTCCATTAAATGAACCACTTGCATTGATTGGAAGTGAAGCTGTATATTGTGCTTTTGGTGTTCCATTATTATCAAAATAGTATGGAGTAGGATTATTTACGGCGCTTACGTAAACATATCTAGAATTAGTACGGAAATTACCTAAAACTTCTACATAATTTTCAGTCGAGTTGTATGTTTGGTAACTATCACCAATTACTCTAGAAATAAAGTTTGGTTGAGTTGGGTCAAGTGATAAATTAGTCCAAGTTTCTAATACAATAGGCTCTGTAGCTGTATCGTTACCTTGTCTGATTAAAAGATCAAAAGTACCTGAAGAAGTATTTGAGTTGGTAATCTGCCATCTTACGTTATCGGCTGAACCACTAGAAAGAATTCCATTAGTACCTTCTGAACCTGAGTTGTTCATTATAACACCCTCAGAAATGGTTTTTAAAGTGAAGGCAGTATTGTTTACAATATCAGCAGCTGTTAAAGTAATAACTAAGTTAGTACCTAAAGCTGAAGTTGCTCCTAAAGATGAAGAGGCAATAGTAATAGTATCACCTACAGCGTATCCGGTACCTGAACCTGAAACTGCAATGCTTGATACTACACTACCACTAGGATCAGCAATTACTACGTCAAATGTAGCACCTGTACCAGTTCCACTTGTAGTAGTAGAAGTAATATTATAAGTACCTGCAGAAGCTGAAGGAGGGGTAGAAACTGAACTTGAGAAAGAAACTCCAGTTGCTAATACTCCACTTTCAGCATTTGAATAGATATTAGTTGATGTAGCAGAAGTAAACGAACCTGAAGCTACTCTAGCTACTAATAAAGTTTGACCACCTTGTTGGAAATAATTGTAAGCAGCTATTTGAGTAAGGTAGCTGTATTCTTGACCACCGCTTAAGAAGGTACCACCGAATCTATTTAAATAATCCGAATAAGTGGTAACTACAGTAGGAATTTCTACAGGACCTTTTACAGTTGGACCTATAATAGCGGCTCCTACAGTTACAGGCTGTTGCGTGATAAATGAACTATCATTTTCTCTAGCTAATACCCCAGGTGAAATTAAAGTTTCTGCCATTGCAAGTTATATTTTTAGTTTTATTATAAATATGTAATTTCTTTTCAAAAGTCTTTATAAAACCATTAAATATAACTAAAAAGCAGAAAATTACTCTACAGTAATTTCTCCGGTCTCTAAATTAAGATTTCCACTACCATATTTTTCAGTTAGTTTAGATCCTAATTCGTTATTTAAATTTTCTAGCTCTATTACTTGAGCTTTTAATATAGCTTTATTTTGTTCTAATAATGATATTCTATATTCAATTGATCCTAAACTCATTAAAAGATCATTTTGTTGAGTTTGAAGATCTCTTAATTGTGTAAGCTCTTCTTGAGTTAAAACTTTTGTTTCCATATTAATAAATATTAAGGGTTTTATTTAAAACATCAATTACTTTTTGTGATTGAATATTTTTAGTACATTCGTATTGACGAGGAGTGTTTTTGTGTTCGGGACACCATTCCCAATCACCTGGGTCTAACCAGTGTTTGTTAAAGCAACCTGTACATAGACCTGAACTAAAATCAAAAATTCTTTCGCAATTTTGGAATTCAGTGTATGGTTTAGAGAATCCTGAGATTAGAATGATTGGGGTTGGGGTCGACCAGGCTAGCCAGCTCAAACCACTACCTAAACCAATATAAGCTTTAGCGTGGTATATGTCATTATATCTATCTTCTAAAGAGTACTCTCCGGTTTTATCAATTACTCCTTCTAAAGTACCATATAATTTAGAATCATGCCATTCATCACCTAAAGGTTCTTTAGTAATCATTACTACTTTATAGCCTTTACTATTTAGATAGTCAATTACTTCTTGCCACCCTTTTGGATTATTCCAATACTTAGCGTGAGCTGAAGCATGTGGTGCTATAACAACATAATCTCCTGGTATAGCGGGTTCGGTTATAGGGAATGTAAGTTTAGGTTTTACTTCTTTATATGGCAGTCCTAAAATCGAAGTAGAAGTTTGTTGCATAGACATGTTTTTTACCTCTTTAGGATGTTTGGCCATATCTAATTCTTTATCGTTATAATACCATCCTACACCGTACATAGCATATAGGTTTTCTACTACAGTACCAGGTTCTACAAATTCAAGGTATGGGTAATTTTCTTTAAACCAATGGTTGTGGAAAGTTGATACTACAACTTGACAATCATGTTGTTTTCTAAATTCTTCAGCATAGGGGAACCAAGCTAAAGTATCACCTAAAGCAGTTGAATCAATATGAATATAAACACGTTTTCCCTTAGGATTGAAGTTATAAATTTCTACTAATTCATCAGTTTCATCATCGTATATTTCAATTCTCCATTTTATATAGTACTTAGCTGAAGTACGAGACCACATATTATTAGTAATTGTGGTTTCATGAACTAATTCACTGTTAGAACCATTAAAGAATTTTATTTTATATTTTTTAGAGACAGGACCGTTGATTTCACAAGTAGCGCCATCTACAAAATTGTAAATTATTGCATTTTTAGGAGTAACACTAGGAATTCTTAAAAATTCAGTATTATTATATTCTTGAATTAATACTTCTTTCATACAAAGCGTTTAAATAGTTCAATTAAATCTTTACTTCGATTATACCATGATAATCTATCAGCAGTTTGTAAAATATCTGCTCTACATTTTTCGTAATTAGTAATTACGTAAGTTAATCCTGTTATTAATTGGGGTAAATCACGAGGTGCTCTCCACATACCATTAAAGTCAGTTTCCATTTCAATCCATCCTACAGTAGGTAAACCACAAGCAGCAGCTTCAACTAAAGTTAAATTAGGATGCCCTGCTTCTACTTCACTAGGGTGAATAAAAATGGTATGATCTTGGTATAATTTAACTAGATCTTGGGGTGAAACATCATATATAATGTTTAGTTTTGGATAACCATACACCCAAGGATTATTATTAAAGAAATTTGAATTGTTAGTTGGACCCGCTATAGTAATAGGTAAATTGAAAGACATAGCCAATTTAATTCCTAGCTCAAATCCTTTCCTATCGTGCCCCGAATTGCCTGCTAACCCATTATTAGCGACCATTAGTAATTTATGCTCACCAAAATTGTTAGACGGGAAAAATTCTTTAGTATTTACACCATGTGAAAAATATTCTACCTTATCTGTGTCAAAATAATTTACTAAATAACGAGCCGGAACTATAGATAATAGTGAACGCTCCATTGCCTGTAAATTTTCTTGGTAAACATAAGAATCTTTACCATAATGGAAGGCGTGGTGATCATGGTGTTGAAATATGTAAGGTATACCTCTATCGGCTAATTGTATAGCTAGATTGGCTACGTGAACCATTACAATATCGTATTCACCTGGTTGAATTTCATTAGCCCAACGAATATCTACTTCGTGTCCTAATTCTTTTAGATTACAAGTAAATTCCCATACGATTTTTTCAATCGCACCCCATCCTGGTGGGGGTACCGGAATTCCGCAACCTGGGTTTACTTGGCAAATTTTCATTTAATGGTAAGTAATCCGTTTTGTTCTAAATTTTCTACAGAAAATATTTTAGTTTCTATTAATCCTTTAGAATCGTATATTTCAAATTTAATCTTTTGATCTTGAATATACGGTAAAAGTTTGTAATGGTCAATTTTGTTGTGAACCTCTATTGTATCTACTAAAACTTCTAAACCATCATCTAAAAGATAGGTTTTGATTATCTTATTTTCTTTAGCATTAGATATTCTAATAAACGATGCTATTGTATTTTCTTTATTAGTAGGTAAGATTGTAAAGTATTCTACACGTGAAAAATCTTCGTGATGGAATGTATCTAAAACGTGTTGCTCAAATTCATAATCGTAATGAATACCTTGTTTATCTTTAAGAGCATGATACATCATGTTTTCATACCCATTAGATTCGCTACCCCATTTTTTCCAAAGATTTTCGTAATCGTCTGCTGATAGAATTTGTGGAATATTTTTTAAGTAAAAATCTGAGTTGATAGCTAAGAAATAAGTGTATACTGTATCACCTTCTGCTGCTTTATATTTACCTAAATATGCTTTTTTACTTTCCAGAGTTTTAGACATTTCATCTATAAATTCTGAGTTGTAAAGAATATAATCGTAATTTAAAAAGTAAAGTTTTTTAATACCTAAATTATTAGCTAAAGCTGCTCCATTATGATAATTTGAATAACAGCTAGGACCGTGATAAACGTCATTATCATTACCCCTTAAATTAACGTGAATATCGTATTGATCATTGCTATTAAAATAGTTACAATAGAATGAATGTTTCGTTAAAATGTTGTTATTATCATTTATAGAATAATCAGCTAATTTAGATAACTCTTCAGGAATTGGAATGTGAGAAGTTAAAATAACTTTTCTACCTGATGATTTAGCTGCTTCTATACACTTTTTAGTAGTTTCAATTACACTATCTGAATTGGGGTAAGTTGAAATTACAAATGCTTCTTTTTCAGGATTGATGATAATTTTATTTTCTAAAACTTGAGCAATTCTTTTACAGTTTTCCTCAAAATCATCAAATTCAAGATATTTGATTGTCTCAAAATTATCCCAGTAATTTAAATATACGGGTAGATTGTATAATAATTGGGGGATTTGCCAAGATACTGCTTCTCTAATCACAAGTGGCATAGTTTCTTTGTCGCGATCGTGACCACGTGAAGTAAACAAAAACAAATCCATAGCCTGGTAGAAATTATCTACATCGCTACGTTCGTTCCACCAAGTTAAATTACTGGGTTTATTTGACATTAATGGCTCCCAGTATTGTCTAAAATTATCAGCTTGGTTACCTACACTATGGAATTCATATTCTGGGAGTGTTTTAGCGTACTCAAAGAATTCTGCTTGATTTTTACGTGGTGTAAATAAACCAACGTGTAGTACATGTTTTTTAGAAGGATCTAAACCTAATTTACGTAGTGCCTCTTCGCGATTTGGTCTTTCTTTATATTCGATTGGGTAATAAACTACCACTTTAGGAATTTT